GTACTGGTACTCCCATCCCAACAGATGGTACTCCCATCCCAACAGATGTTACCAACAAGGTGGTTTCAATAGCAATAGGTGGTAATTCTAATAAATTAATTCCATTAGTATATCAACTCTAAAAAATAGCAATATTTCGACTATTTATATTTTATTTAATTTTTTATTTTTAACATACTTGTAAGAATTATTAAAGTAAATTTTATATAATGGCTCTTTACCATTATTGTTAATATCATAAATTTTAGTTATGATATTTTTAATATATATTATTTTATCACCAATATTATATGGTTCAATTCTATTTTCTTTATCTATTTTTTTAATCATTTGCAAATTTTTTGCAGTTGTCTGTGGTTGTCTATCAGTATTTGATAAATTTATAGTATAATATAAATTTGGTGCATCATCATAATGAATCTCAACTATATCTCCGAATTTAATATAAGTATATGTTACTTTTTGATTTATTGAAAACATATTATATAATAAAATATAATTAACATTTAATATATTAATATATTATATGTCAATTACAATAGTACCGAATGGTCGTGGTAATAAAATTACCGCTTTAATGTATGCAATAGAATTACATAAAAAAACTAATAAAAAAATCCATATAATCTTTACAAAGCAATATGACGATATATTTTACGATTTAGATAGGTTTTTTTTTGATGATTTGCCCAATTTATTATTTAAAAATATATCATATGAATTAAAAGAAGTTAAAATAAATCCGGATTATGGATATCATTTACAACTTATGATGCAAAATGATGAAATGAATGATATAATTAATAAATATGCAAAAGATAATGATTTGAAAATATATGATTCCAAAGTAAATGAAAGTCAGATTTCAACATTAGAATCAGGAATAATTACATTTACCATGACCAAGGAAATTAAAAATAATGGGATTGAAGATATTAAATTATGGTTATCTGATATAACAAAATATAAAATATATGATCAGTTTATGAAAAATATAAATTTTGATTGGATTAATCATGATTGTGAATTAGTAAGTATTTATATACCTGTCTCACGATTTTTCGATGGTATATATTATAATTTTACGGATAATTATATACCATCACCTAAATATTACCAGGATGCATTAAATATAATTAAAAAAAAGAGTAATAAACCATTACAGTTTATAATTATTACAGATGTACCTTCTATATATTTAACTGAATATAAAGATGTAATAAATAAATATGGTCAAATAATTCCATTAAATGATTTTATTCCTCAGAGTTATAGATTAATTATATATTCTAAGTCAGACTATTTAATAGGATCACATGACGTATTTACTGCTTTGGCTGCTAGTATTTTTATTGATAAAATTAAATTAGCAATATGTTCTGTTTTTGACAATGTTAACAAATATAAATATACTGATAATGTAATGTTCTTAGATAAGAATATTTATAAAATAAATACAAGTCGTAATTTACAATTTTTATCAATACGATATAGTTTAGGCTATAAAAGGAAATTTGAAGAATATAAAACACTCTATTGCTATCATAAAAATCAAAAAGATCAATTATATAAAACATATAATTACCTTTATTCTGAATTTGATAAATATAATAAATCAAACTATTTTAAAGACCTTTTATTGTATAAAGTTTTATTCAAAAGAAATAAGGCTAGATTAGTTAATTCAAATATATCTATATCTGAAGGGTTAATGATATATAAGTTGATAAAACAATATAAACCGAAAAAATTAATTGAAACAGGACTCGCATCAGGAATATCAACATGTTATATGTTAAATGCAATATCATCTGGTGATAAAATATATAGCATCGACCCATTTCAAAAAATTCAATGGGATCGCTTTGGGTTAATAAACGTATATGAAGTTGCAAACGAACTAGGACTACCAAAGAATACTTATCACTGGATACCTGAATATTCTAAAAATTATTTTAAATCAACAAGTGATAAATACGATTTTATGTTAATAGACGGGGATCATACATATGAAGGAGCATTGGTTGATCTTTATGGTAGTTTAAAAATATTAAATAATAAAGGAATACTTGCAATTGACGATGTTTTACACGATCAAGTAAGAAAAGCATTAGATGAATTTATGAAAACAAATCGTCAGTCTTATAAAAAGATTAATACATCTATTAAAACAATGGGTTTTTATATCAAACAATAAATATTGATTAGAAATACTTTACCATTTCTAATTCTTTTTTTTCGAAACCACATTTCTCATAAAATCCACAATTAGATTCTTTACAATTTAATATAACTTTATAACAATTATTTTTATTTGCTAATTCAGTTAAATAATTAATTATTTTTTTACCTAACCCTAACCCTCTAATATTTTTATCAACTACTATATCCTCTATATGGCCTACTTTACTGATTCCATGAATTATTTTATTTTCTATTAATAATGTTCCACTCGCTATAATTTTATTATCATCTTCAATAACTATTATTTGATGATTATCATTTAATTGATTAATAAATTCCAAAAAATTATTATATGTTATTTTATCTGAATCTACTTCAGTCAATTGACCCAATAAATTAAAATATTCATTAGAATAATCGTTACTATTTAATTTTCTAAATATCATTATATTTTTATTAATAAAATATATAATAATTGGTTAATAATTATATTTATATAAAGATTTATAAATATAATTAGTAATAATGGAATCAAGTAAATTTAATAAATATCAACAAGTTGGTGAAATTGCAAATATTGTATTAAAAAAAGCTAAGGAATTATGTCAAGAAAAGCAAAAAGCATCTTATGTTTGTATTTTTTGTGATACATTAATGAAAGAATCATTAAACAATATATATAAAAAATCAAAAAAAGGAGTAAGTCTACCAACATGTTTATCAATTAATAATATTGTAGCACATGATTCTTATACAGAAAATAATGATTATGAAATTCAAGATAATGATATTATTAGAATTGAATTAGCATGCCATATTGACGAATATGTTGCATCAGTTGGCGATACAATAAAAATTGGTGATAATGATTGGGAAAATAGTAATTTAATGATCGCAGCAAAAAAAGCACTTGAAGTTGGTATTATGGGAATAGAACCAAATAAACCAATTCTAGAATATGCTGCAAATATTAAGAATGTAGCTAAATGTTTTGGTTTAAATATTGTTCAACGACCAAATGTATTTCATGACATTGACACAACCATTTTATTTGATTGGGGATTTCTAAATAATGGAATGTTTAATGAACCGTCGTGGGTTGTTAAAAAAGACAATGAATTAGAATTAGAGGATTTAAATGATGAAGATGTCGATAAAAGTTTGGATTTTACAATAGGTGAAACATATCATTTAATAGTTGCATTTACAACATCTAATAAACCTAGCATAGTTAGTGATAAATCACCGGTATTATTTCAGAATACAATTAATAGACATTGTTTAAAGAGCAAACTTGCACGTGAATTAATATCAAATGTAACAAAAAATTATGATACTGAATGTTTTAAATTATCTGATTTAGGTATGAGTGACGGGTCAGTAAAACTTGGATCCAAAGAATGTTTAACACATGGCGTTATTAGAAGTCTAGGATTAGTAGAATGTAGAAAAGCAGAAACGGTAATATTAAAATGTAGTATTGTAGTTCAAGATAATTCTGTTTATAAACTGACAGGCCCTAAACTCGTTGAAATACAAGAACATTCCAATTTAACAGATAAATTAAATCAAATATTAAAAGAATCACCAAAATTTAATAAGAGAGCTAGTTATTTAGATAATTATTAATTTAATAATAAAATAGATGAAATTTAATCATCTATTTTATTATTTTCTATTCCATATTATGTTTAGTAAATACTTAGCTGGTAATAATATTAATAAAGTTATAAAAACTGCTAATAACATTTTATCTATTAATAAAATTCCTGTTATCAATTATGCAATTGAAAATACAAATAATGGAATTAAAACATTTAATGAATATGAAAATATATGGAATAATATTGATAATAAATATAGAGTCGCATTGAAATTATCATCATTTAATTTTGACAAATCCTTAACATATGATATTATAGACATGTATAAAGAAAAAAATATTAAAATATTAATAGATGCAGAAGATAATAAATTAAATGATAAATACCATAATATGGTAAACGAACTGATTTTAAGATATAATACGAATGATCCCTTAATAATTAAAACATATCAGATGTATAGAAAAGATTCATTAAATATTCTAAACGAAGATATTATAAATTTTAAAGATATATATTTGGGTACTAAGTTAGTTAGAGGTGCTTATTGGAATAGTGAAGTTCGGGATGGTCATTTATATGATAATAAAAATGATACTGATTTAAATTACAATAATGGGATAATTAAGTTATTTAATAGTGATATTAAATCATTAAATATTTTAGCAACTCATAATAGTAAATCAATCGATTTAGGTTATTTATTGAATATGGAAAAACCAGTCTTCGAATTTGGTCATTTATTGGGAATGAAAGATAAGAAATATAATGAATTGTTATTAGATAATGAAAAAATTAATGTTTATTTACCATATGGACCATATAGTAAAATGATTCCATATTTAATGCGGAGATTATATGAAAATTTAGATACAATAAAATATATGTATCATTAATTTATAAAAAAAATTGAAAAAATTATATATTATTATATGTATTACAATATATACTTTTCTATTATAAAATAGAATATGTTTGATCCAACCTCAGACGCCTTCAAGGCTCATATTGCGGAACATGCTAGCGCTGCTAAAAAAATTATTGGCCGTAGTGCTGGTACACCACAAGCAAAACAATTTGCAATCGACCATGATTTGAATTGTGATGATAAAGTTGATGCTCATACATTAAGGGCATTATGTAATAACTATAATAATAATAATGTATTAAGTATTCGCATTTCAATTGATCACGATGGTGCAGACCAATATGGTTGGCAATCAAATCTGTATACAATGATTGTACGTTATAAAGAGAATGACGAGGTGTACGATTGCGAATGGTATCGCGAAGAATGGTTTGATGGTCATGTACAGTATTACGAGAAATCTGATCATATAAAACTGGTTAAAGATGAATCCAAAGTATTTTGACCATGTATCAAATAATAATCTTATTATAAATAATGAGTTTAATTAATTTATTTAATCCGCAAATAATTAATTTATTAGGTGGTATGGATAAATTTATTTTATATCCGATTGTTCAAACTTTAAATAATATACCACCAAAAATAGGTATAGGAGAAAATAATGGATTGCCATTTTTTACATTAAATATTATATATCATGAAAAGACATATGTTGAAATATTTCAACAAATATCAATTAATGATATTACAATGTGGAAATGTACATGTAAAACACATATATTTACAGAATCGGAATGTAATTTATTATATCCTACTGATTTAGAACTTAATGATATTCATAATCTAACACAAATAGTTAATGAAAAAAATGTTGTATCAATATATAATTATACATATGAAGGTTCTATGTCTGTTAATTACTTTCAAGATACAGTTCAACTAAATAGTTAATTTATTAAGCATGTTATCTAATAAATCAAGATTTACTATAAACGGATTATTTTGTAAATCTGTTGGATTATCTATTTTATTGATACATGTTATTATTTCATGATCTAAATCTAATTTTAATATAATATCATAAATTCTTGATTTCTTTAAAAACCAGTTATGCTGATCAATTATAATAAATTTTATCTTTTGTAAAAATTCTTTTGGGAAAAATAAAAGATTTGTAAGTCCTGAACCGATTTCGATTATTATAATCTTTGGTTGTAAGTTAATTAATTCAATTACTTTATTTTCAAGATCATAATCTTCGAATGAATATGTTTTAAAATTATATGCTTCTATTAATCTATTATATTCTTCATGATTTATAATATAACGATTCTGCCCAGCATTATTCGTATTATTCCTTTTAATAAAAATATTATTATTATTATTTAGTAATAAGTTATTATTTATTATATATTTATTACCAATATTATTATATATATCTACTAATACATCTGGTATATTATGAGTTGATATATAATTACCAACATAGCATTTCTTAATAATATAATTATATTTATAGATATCTAAGTATATTATATTTTCTTCAGGAATTATTTTTTGAATTATACTTTTTTGAAAGCTTAACATATTTAATGGAATTCCCAATTTAACTGTTTTATCTTCTATATCTAAAAAACCTAATAACCGTTGTAAATAATGAAAATGAAAATGAAAATAATTACCACCAGATTGTTTACCTCTATTAAATGTAAATATATATATATTTTCTAGTTCTTTATTTTCTCTATCTGGTTTTTGTAAATGTAAACATTTTAGAATATCGTCATTATCTTTACAATTCAAATAATTATTAATTGACAATGATTGAGGAATTGCTATATTATCAGAAAACATAAAATCATCATATGTTGTTATTATATCATATATATTGTATAAATCCATTATATAATAGTGTTATAAATAATAAATATATATTATCAATAATATATATTTATATACGCAAAGTAACTATTTCATAATTCATTATATAAAAATAAACCGTTTTTAATATCATTGGCGACATTCCCTATATGTATTCTCTCATCTGATACACAGTGACGGCAGACTTTTTGACTTAGAATCCATTTTGTTTCTATATTTATAATACCGTCAAAAATTATTGCAGCTCGTTCATGGTGAAATTCAGATGTTGCAACATATATATCACTTAATGGTTGTATCTTAATCCATTTCGCGAATGCTGCAAAATTTTCGGCAGTATTTGTGGCTTTTGTATCTAACTGGATTTTCCAATTTGGATTATCAGTAATTTTTTCTGCCATAGTAGACGCTTCTGACGCGTCTGATGTTCTCATGCGTCTCATATTGTCTTTAATACCTCCAGATAAAAACCATGTTAACGCTCGTGTTTTGTCTTGATTATTTGCAAACTCGATAGCAGCTTGCAAACGGGCTTCCTGAATTTCGGGAATATGACATCCGAGTACAAGAATAACAATTGGCGGTCTTGCGGTCGCCAATGCTTCATTCGGGGGACCTATTGTGATACCGAAGGGGTTGCCGGCATTTTGTGATTGTGCAATTGTACCAACACATAGTACAAATTGTAGGCATATTAATAGTAGTTTGGTCATGATCGTGTCGTGTCGTGTAATGGTAATGCCTGCATTGAAATATATTTTATGTAATCTTATAAAATATATTTTTCAATTTTTTTAGGTAAATTTATATAATGTTAATTTATGATATTCATATTCTTGAATTTTATTTATAATTTTCATTGTAGGCATCATTGTAGATGTCCACGAATGAACTTTATTAAAAAAATAATTAAATTCGTTTTTTTTATGATCAATAAAGAATTCAATCGGACATATCTTATATTGTTTATTTAATATAAATAAACTTTTGAAATGCGATGATTTAATAATATAAACAGGATGATTCCATATAATCTCTTTTTGTAATTTCATATTATATTTTAACATTGGATAATGAAGTTTATCAAAAGTAAAGTCATCAAGTGGAATTAAATAAATTTCATTTGGTATCAGATTTGATAAAATAAAAGTAATAAAATAATTATCCAACTGAGTTTCTAATAATAATAGATGTACATCTGTATTTATTAAATGATTGTGTTTATTTAATATACTATAGATATCATCTGCAAATTGCTCATTTGCTACAATATAGAATTGCTTATCGCAATTAATAAATTCATATAGAAGTATTTCAAAAATAGACATATTCGATAGTACTTTAAATTTATCAAGTTGCTCTTGTTTATTAATAATTACAGCATAACACATTATGTAATATATCATATTAAATATAAACTATGTAAAATTATTTAGATTATGTTATCATTTTTTAATTTATAAGTCATATCAATTATAGATATAAATAAATATCCGAACACAACTAATATTGCATTAATATCGGGATCTATTATTTTTATGAGTTTACTAATTGGATTATCGAGATCAAATATATTTTGAATTGTATTATTATTATATATATAAAAATACAAATATATAGACATTATGACAAATCCTACACATCTTGATTCTAATTTAAATAGACTATAATCTTTTTGAAATACTTTGTCTTCTATATATACACCAACAAATAATAATATAAATGTAATAAAAAGTTCATACATTTTAGTTGTATTTAATGTATTTGTATTAAATTGATATAAAAATATAATAGTAATTAATCCCATCATATTTTTGTAATATGGTATATCAATTTGTTTGAACATATAACATACCACACATACAATTACCAATGCTACACAGTATTCGAAATCCATATTAACCCAATAAATTGTTAATAAAGTTAATAATATTTTAACAAAAGTAATAATTTTTTTATTATATAATCCCATATCATGATGATCATCTATCATTTTTAAACATGATCCTAATAATATACTTATTATACTATTATTCATTATATAATAGTAATATAAATTTATAATCAATAAATTTATATTTATATTACTACTATTTATAAATAGGTATGGGTGATGATTTAGATTTAGTATTATCTAAAATTAGTAAAAGTATTCAAGATATATCATATCTAGTAAGAAAAAATAGTCCTTTAGATTTAAGTTCAGTATTAGGTAGTGAAAATCCGAGCGGAGAACAAGTAAAAAAATTAGACATTGATTCTAATAATATATTAATAAATAATTTAATGGGATTAGATGTAATTAGAAATATCGCTTCTGAAGAAGATGAAGAATTAATACCAGTTAATACAAATGGTAAATATTTAGTATCATTTGATCCATTAGATGGATCATCTAATATAGATTGTAATATAACTATAGGAACAATCTTTTGCGTATTTGAATATAATGATAATACAATAAAGAACGGAGGTAATATTGTAATGGCAGGGTATAGTTTATATGGGGGATGTACACAATTAATTGTATGTAAATATGGTATAACGGATTTATATAATTTAGATCCAAACAATAATAAATGGCATATGATTTACCCAAATTTTAAAATGAAAAGTAATGGCAATATATATTCAATAAATGAATCTTATAAAAATATGTATGATAATAAATATAATAAATATATAGATAGTTTAATATTAGAAAATTATAATATGAGATGGGTTGGAGCTTTAGTTGCGGATTTTCATAGAACATTAATAAAGTCAGGAGTTATATTATATCCAGCAAATAAAACAAATAAAAATGGGAAAATAAGACTCGTATATGAAGCATATCCACTTGCGTATATTATGGAAAAATGTGATGGACTATCTTATGATGGTACACAAAATATATTAACCATTGATTTTCCATGGGAAGATATTCATAAAAGAACTCCGATGTTTTTTGGATCAGAATATGAAATGTCTAAATTAATCGATATTTAATAATAAATAATATGTATATTTTATTTATTTTTATAATATAAATGGATAATTCCGACGATGATCAAAAATTAATGAATATATTTATAGATCAGACAATAAAAAATGATTCAGAATCGAGTAATACTACTACAAAAAAGTTAAATAGTTCAGATATTAAATTAAAAGATATTAATTTTAGCAATAAACAGGATTATATATTAACTATGAAAGTAAATATATCAGATAATAATGTGAATGAAGTAATAATTCCAGAGTCAGTTAGTATTGATAAATTGATATCGGTTCCAAAAAAAAAATATTTAGAAGAACTTTCAAAATATAAAAAAGACGAATTAGAAGAATTTAAAAATGAATTGAAAGAAGAAAGTGATAAAAAATTAGACTATATTCTTAAGACAATGATGCATTCTTACGATTTAAATAAAAAATCATCTATTATACCAAATGAATTAAATAATAAAAAAGATGATCCATTTACAATGGAATATCATATGATTAAAAATATTGATAATAATATTCCATCAAATACAATAAATCATGATGTTCCGTTTGTAATAGATAATGATATGATTCAAAATTCAACATATAAAAATCCAATAAATAAAAAATCAAGATATAAAAAACAACTACCAAATTCAACTGCATCAAGTACAAATTCTGATAGTCATCAGCTGAGTAATAATAAAACAATATCTAGTGATATATTTTCCGAATATTTTGATTGTGTTTATATAATTAATTTACCAGATGAAAGAAATAAAATTACTTCATTGATAAAAACATTTAATGAAAATAATGTAAAATATAAAATTATTGATGGAGTAGATATAAAAAATAATTTAATGTATATCAAGCAATATAAAAGATGGTTATTTCAAAAAACATTGGAGTATAGAGAATTAACAAAATTTCTATTCGACGAAAGAATTTATATTAGAAAAAATCCAGATCTAAAAGTTGATAATAAAACAGCATGTTGGAATCATTGGATGCATACTGGTAGATTCGAGAATAGACCATTATATGAACATACTAATATAAGTCTAGAATCCCAATTAGGTAATTTAATTGCACATATGAATGCATTAAAACATGCTATTAGTAAAAAACATGAGAATATTCTTATTTTAGAAGATGATGTATATATACATAAAAAATTTAATGAGTTACATACAGAAGTAATTACAAAACTACCAGAATATAGTATATTATTTTATGGAGGTATACAAAAGACATGGACAGATATTGAAATAAAAAATGGTTTTTATAAAACCATTAATACATATGGAGGATTTGCATTTGCATTAAATAAAAAATATTTTAAATATGTTTTAGATTCTATGGAAGAATTAACATTACCAGTTGATAAGTTATTAATTAATATTCAAAACACATTAAATAATTCTTTTGTTATTTATCCCAATATATTCATAACAGATTTAGAAAATGGAAAAATTCATAGAAAACGAAATTTTAATAAATATTCAAAACATTTCAAATGGAAAGTTGACGATTACATTATGCCACTGAAAATTGAAAATGAATCTATTTAAGTAAATATATCTAATATTATATTAGAGATATGTGTGATAGTTGGATTGACAAATATAAACCTACAAAAATCAAAGATATTATTGGTAATGGATCGAATATATTAAAATTTAATCATTGGTTAAAAAATTTTGAAAATGAAACTAATAGTAGTATTGTAATATCAGGATATCACGGTGTTGGTAAAAATCTTATTACAAAAATTGCATTAGAAAATAATAATTATTATTATAAATGGCTGGATTATAAAGATGAAAAAGCTCAAACTTTATTTGATAATCTTGTTAATTGTTTTACTGGCAGTACACTTGAATCATTCTTTATAAATAAAGAATCGAAAAAGAAGTTTGCATTAATTATTAACGATATTGAAAAAATTACGTTAAAAAATGAAAAAATGCGTATTAAAGAATTGGTAAAAGAAAATTTTACCAAAAAATTATTTCCTATCATTTTTATTTCTAACATGCAACATAATAAATTATTAACAGACATTCTAGATAATTCAGATTTTATTAAACTTGCACAGCCAAGTGATGCAGATTTAATGGTACTATTAGATAGGGTTATTAATAAAGATAATTTAAATATTCCAGAAAAAAAAGTAAGAAAAAAAATTATTAAATTTGCACAAAATGATATGCGAAGATTAATTTCTTTGTTATATGATTTGAGAAATAGTTTTGATATTGATGAAGAGATAGACAATGATAAAATCAAATTATTTATATACAATTCTCAAAAAAAATGCATGGATACAAGTTTATTTGAAGCATCTAAAAATTTAATTGACGAATATACAGACATAAATGAAAGTTTAAGTCTGTATAAAGTTGATAAAGTATTAGTACCACTGACAATACATGAAAACTTTTGTAAAAGTATGTTTAGAAGATATAAAACAAATGATATCTTCTTGAATACACTACACAATGTAACAGATGCAATATCAAAAGGCGATGTCATCGAAACTAATATATACACTGACCAAAATTGGTTTTTACATGATATTCATGGATTTTATACATGTGCTAAAACATCATATCATATAAATAAATTTAAACCTACATATAAAAAATCGGCCATCCCATATTATGAAATGAAATTTAGTTCTGATCTAAATCAAACATCATTGAAAAATATTAATAAGAAACAAATTACTAATTTACAAAAGATATTTCCAAATAAATCATTCAATGATATTATTAATTTAAATAAAATTATATATTTTCTTGTAAAAAATGATAAAATAAAAGAATTATATGATATTGTAAAAGATTATGATAATAATGTTAAAACAGTCGAAACAATTATTAAAATAGACAAAACTATGCCTAAAATATTATTAAGTCAAAAGAATAAAAAAATATTTAATATGTATGTGAAAAATAAACTTAATTAATTTATAGATCATCATCATAAAAATCATCATCATCGTCAAAGAAATCATCTCCTTCATAATCTGATTCGTTGTGTTTTTCATACAGTTCATTCTTTTTATCTGATTTAATTTTTTCTGCTAAATCTTGCGTTTTTTTATTCGCTGCATCTACACCAATACTATTTTTAATAGTGCTTGGCATATTACTCCATACTTTATTAATAGATATTTTAGAAGGAGTTGTTGCTTGTAACTCTGGATATGCATTCTTTTTATCTGATTTTAATTTATCAAGTTGATTAATTAATTCCTGTTTTATTTTTTGAGATATATATTTTGTTGAATTTAATTCAGCCTCTATTTTTTCAATTTCAATATCAATCTTATTAAATTCTATCGGAACGCTTGGTCTTTTATTTTGATAATAATCATTTTGTCTATTAGGTCTATTTTGATAATGATCATTTTGTCTATTAGGTCTATGTTGATAATTATCATTTTGTCTATTAGGTCTATTTTGATAATTATCATTTTGATAATTATTCGTTGGTCTATCATCATAACGTTTATTCTGATAATTGTCATTTGATCCACCCTGTGAATTATCATAACGTTTATTCTGATAATTCTCATTTGATCCACCCTGTGAATTATCATAACGTTTATTCTG